TTCAGTTTTTTCTCCACATTCACAGTAATAAATTCTCATATTACTTTTTAGCCTTTCCGCCTTTTTTGTACATCTTACCATGTACTTTTCCACCGCCCATATACATTTTATCATGGACCATTCCTCCATGCATGTACATAGTCTTACTTCTATCCATTGCATTTACTACTGTATATCCAGGATTTTCAGAAACCATTTTATTAGCTTGAGCTTCACCTTTTGCATCGTATGACATTTCTGCAACTACTTTTCCTTTTTCATCTTTAACTGTTGGCATTATTTTTTACTCCTTTCTCTTGCATCAGCTGTTGGATAATTATATCCAATTCCTTTTGGTAATTTACCTGTTTTATTTATTTTTTCCAAAACTGGCTGAGTTTCTTTATTAACAGAATCTTTCTTAACAATATATTCTCCACCTTCAACATTAATATCAATACCACCTTTATCATGCGATGGTCCTTTTAACTTTCCTCCACCTTGCATAGATTTTAGATGTTTATCAATCCTTTTAGATTGTCCTTTATGCATGTTAGATGCTTTTAAAAGTTCTTTAGTAATTAATTTTAAATCCTTTACAGAACCTTTAACCACTCCTCCCTTTTTATATTTTTCAATATCTAAAGTTTTAGGATAGCCTTTTTCACCAGGCTTTGCAGGTCTTTCACCCCTTTTACGTTTTGCGTGGATATTATCCCATAATCCTCTCTTCTTAGCCATTATCCGTAATAACACAACACATGAACATCTCCATCTGTTGGTGAACTCATTGTTATATTTTTAAATGGACCGTACACTAAGGATTTCGATAAGAATGGAGTTGCTGTTAAATCATCACCCATATGAGTTGTTGCTGCTATGGTTGCCTTATCAGTTACTGCTGCTCCTGTAATTAAAAAGGCTACAAAATCACCATCTCCTGTGCTTCCCGCTGAATCTAACTCTTTAAATCCATTTTGTCCTAATTTAATATTACTGCCTTCTGCTGCTGTATATTTAAGTATTCCTTTTGCCATTTTCTCCTCCTACCCTAAGCACTGGCTGTGCATAAACGGGCTGTTTAAATTATTATTACCTTTAGTAGATTCGGGAGTTACCCTTTATACGATAACTCCCATAGTTCTACAAAACTATTAAACCTTATTGATTCGGTTTAAGTAATTACTCTGCTACGTGTTCACCAGTACCAGCAGCAAGGCCGCTAACAATATCAGATACTAAAAATGCTGTTGCAGCTGTAGCTGAAATCATTGTAATCCTAAAAGATGCTCCAACTACCGCAGATGCAGTAAAGTTAAAACCATCAGAACTTGCACTTTTAGTATATGTACCGTCACCATCAGGTTCAGCATTAATGATTTTATCAGCTGATGCAGCAGTATCAACACTAAATATTTGTCCTGCTGTAGCTAACATTGTGAATTTGCAAGTAAAACCTACATTTGCATGTGAAACTTCTGGTAAAACAATTAACTGCGTACCAGTTGTTAACGCAGGCACTATAAAATGAGTACCTGAGTCAGCTATAGTTAAAGCACTTCTTATTGCTCCAGCTCCACCTTGGTCTGTTAATAAAGAAATTTTTTCTTTATATTGCAGTGGCATTGCTTCGTCAATAATATCAGCACCATCACCGAACTTGTTACTATTTGGGTTTAAAAAATCACTTCTCATTATAATGCCTCCTCAAAGTTAAACAACGCATGTGTTTCAGGCAATGTAACTTCAAGACCTGCTTCTGTAAGAATCATATCTTTACGTAAGTCCTCATCTGCTTGTTGTACATTTGTTGTAATTGAAGTATCTCTATTGACACCGTTACCAACTAATGGTCTATATGATACATGGTCTAAGTCAGCAAGTAACATGAACTCTCCAGACATTCCTCTGAATAAAGGTTCTTTTACTAAACTTAAATCACCATGCACTGTATCAATCTTCATAACCTTATGACCAAAAGAGCCTTGACTAGCATCAAAGTTATATCGATTTGAACCACCCATTGAGTCACCAACAAATCCAGCACCATCGCCTAATTTATTGAATAATGAAATTACAGGTAAAGAGCATAAAGCTAATTTACTTGTGTTTCCACCTCTAGCTGGGTCAAATACAACTTCTAAGTCTCTTAATAAAACATCATAAGACAGACTTCCTGCTGCTACTGTTTTCAAGTAAGCTTGACCTTCTGTGTATTCTAATTGCTCAGAATCTTCTATTGTTTGAGATTGACCATTAGCCATAATATGACCTGCAAGACCTTCAGTGTATTGAATACCACCAGAAGATGCACGTTGTCCAAAAAGCATTGCTCTTTCAATGTCAATTTTATGTTCTCTTAATTTAAGATTCCATATCCTATCCCATTCACTAGCATAGCCTCTATAAACAGTTGCTCTTGCTGTATTAGTCATTTCACACGCTGTTTTAAAGATTTGAGTATGTCCATAATCGTGGTCTAGCTCTTGTGAAAATACATCTGGAGCTCCTGAACCTTGCTCGAATGATGTACCAATAACTGTAGCTTTTGCATTTGCTCCTGAATCAGCGTCACTTCCTGGATTAGTTAACCATTTAATATCAATTGATGTTGTTGAGTTAACAGCCTCTATTCTTGCATTTGCATGATTAGGGGCCCCACTATTACCAGTAGTTGATTCAACTGATATAACCATTCCTTTAATCAGCCAAGGTTGTGCAGCTGATAAAGTTGCTGTAACCGTAGCTCCTGCTGAAACTGCAGCAAGGTTTGTTGAAATAACAAAACTTCTATCAGTCATTGCAATCTTAGTCCTATCTTCCAAAAATCTGAATTGAGAATCAGATGTTGGAACCTTTCCTACTTTTGACAAGTATACAAAGAATGGAGACTCTTCTGGAGATAAATCAGCAATTCTATCACTAAAGTCATATAATCTTCTTGACCCTTGTGTTAAGGTTAATGCTGTTTGCGACCCCGGAGTTCCAAACTTAACTTGTCCAGAATTATAATTTGCCATTATATTCTACTCCTTGTTTATATTATTATTTACAATACGTTAGCTCGACTGCCAGCTTTAACAATACCTTCCCACAATTCATCCTTTTCATCTTTCCTAATTGGTTGCTCACCAGTTAAAACACCACCCTGTTGAGGAACCGCTTGATTTTGACGAACAGCATCAAGTGGATTATTTGTATTATCTTGTTGTGCTGGTTGTTCACTAGTTACAGCTCTCCACATATTAATTGCACCATCAACACCATATTCGGCTGGGTTTTTGCTTGCAAAATCAACAAATGAAGTAATTTCTTCAGGTGTTAATCCTTTTGCAGCAAGTTCATTTTGAAGTTTATTCATACCAACTTCTTTTTGAACACCTGCCATTTGGCCTTTAACAGCACTATCTATAGAGTCCTGTAACTCTTGTTGTCGAAACTTATACGATTTAGATGCTGGGTCATTATAGGCTTCCCACGGGTCAAACTCATCTTTGTCTAAAGCTATGCGTTCAGGTTGTGCTGGTTGACCACTTTGAACCATTCCAGAAATTGTATTAACAATATCAGGTCGTGATTCCAACATTTTCCCAATCTGTTCGTATTGCTTTAACTTTTGATTTTCACTATGAAGTTTATCTTTCTCTGATTGAAAATATTTAGCTTGTGACTCCCAATCATTTGCTGATTCTTCACCCTGTGTTTGATTTTCATCTTGCCCTACATTATCATTGATTTGACCTTGATTATCAAGATTTTCATTTTCCAATGCGTCCATTTTACTCTCCTTTATTTTGCAATTTCTCTTGATTTTCTTGAGCTTGGCTACGTAAACGTAACTTCTCTGCTTCGAGTTTAACTGCATTTTCTAATTTACCAACAGCAAGCGAATTTGCCGATTTGGTTTGAGATTCCTGTGATTTTAACTCAGTTTTAAATTTCTCAACTTCTGTACGTTTTCTTGCTGAGATTGACTCTCTGTGAGCTGTTTGTAAATCACCTTCTAAATTCTTAACTGCTTCTTGAGCTTGTTGTAATTGTCCTTGTAATTGTTGTACAATATCCATTCTTTGAAGAACCCCTTCTTTATCAAATATATCTGTTTTCATTAAAGCTTCTGTTCTGTCAATAAGTCCTGCTTGGTATGCTTCCATGTATATTGACCATTCACCCCATCTATTTGATGGCATGGTTGAATTTCCAATAACATTAATATCATATTGACCTATAGTTAAATCATTCATCATCTCCCCAATAGCTTGGGATTTATCATTGTAATAATTAACCATATATTCTGACATATCATTATTTGGTTGTACAATCCTAAATGTTTTTTTATAAGTATAATGCTCTTTAGCTAAATTATATATAACTTGGCCTAATCTCCTTAAAGAACCTTCAATGTCTCTTAATTTTGATTTACTTCTCCTCTGTCCAAAATCTTCAAGCATCATTGTAGCTGAAGATGTTTTTGGAGCAACTTCTGTATTCCCTTGCGACATTTCAAAAATACCCATATTTAAATCAATGTATCTTTCAACAAGTTGAGGTAATTGCATTACAGAATTAGATAAAGGCTGTGGAGATGGAAAATGAGGTTCTCCCATTGATGGGTCATATTCTATTGTTGCATTAGGATTTGCCCAATCTCTTTCTAGCTCCTCTATATCATCTACACTTCCTTGAGGTATTAACAGCTTTAAACCTGACGATGCTTGCGCATGCGAAGTAATTAATGACATTGTTTTATTTAAAAATCTTTGAAAATCTTTATTCTTTCTAACATCACTCATAGGATATGGAGTATTAGTCCATATGTTTGGAACAGGAACA